CTGTCGAGGTCGAGATTGTCTGTAAAAAAACTGTTGCCGAGAAAATGGCTGAAAAATCGCCTGTTTTGGGCAAAAAGTGGGCATTTTGCAAGAGTTTTGCGGGATGTTTTCCTCGGATTTTGCTCACGCGCAGAGCCGTTTCCTGTAAAAAAACTCCGGACATCGAAAAAACCTATAAAAAAACTGTGGGACTCGACCGTCCATATATTTCGCATATATGCATTCGCGGAAAGCGCATATTTGGGCGGTTTTGAGTCGCTTTCGAGGGGTTTTGAAGGGGTTTTCGCTCTAAAATCCATATCGCAAACCCGAAAAACTCTAAAAAAACTGTCGGCAGCCGAAATCGCTGTAAATTCCGTATCGCTGCCCCGAATTCCTATAAATTCCATGTCGGGAAAGACAGGGTCTGTAAAATCGGGCAGACAGTGAATCGAGGTAGGGAGATACCGCCTAATTGTGACGGGAGATGACGGCAAATACAGAAACCAACCGTCACTACTGTCACAACCGTCACTACCGACGCAGATAGGAAAAACAAAAAACCAGAAGAGAGATTACTGTCACACTGGTAAAGTAGTATTTTATGACGGGTGTGACGGGAATGACAGGAGATTTTATGAAAGAGAGTGAGTTGATACGAAAAATCAGCGAATACCTCAAGAGCGTTCCCGACCTGTTCTTTTGGAAAGAGCATGGCGGGATGTATGGCACGGCGGGCATTCCCGATTTGATAGTCTGCTATCGGGGACGGTTCATCGGGCTGGAGTGCAAAGTAGGAAAAAATGAAGCGACCGTTCTGCAATCGCTGACCATCCGCCGCATCTTGCGGGCGGGAGGTTATGCGATGATAGTGCGGTCGGTCGAGGAAGTAAAACAACTGATATCAGCTTTTGAGCAGGAGTAATATGCAAGCGACGGAAAGAATGATTCACAAAGTATCGGTAGCGGAGGAAGCCGTTTTCGATTATGAAGAGTTGGTCGGCGCACAGCCGCCCATCCGCGACATTAAGCAGGAGGTCGAGACCTATCTGAACATAACCGCTGCCCGGGCGCGTGGATATTATTTCCGAGTGAAGTATTACGACGAGGCGATAGACCGGATGCTGATGCTCTTCCTGTACAAGGGCGAGAAGTTCGGGCGAATGCAGGTTTGGAAAGTAACGGGGATATGCTTTGCGGAAGACTGGACGGAAGAGCAGGAGGATAGCGGTCAGATTCGGTTTTGGCTGAAGACAAAGATATGCGACCTTCCTCCCGAGGCGGATTGGGTGGTCAAATATCGGGTGTGGCAGGAAGAGGAGGCAAAAGCACGGGAGGACTACAATGACTGAAGTGGAGATCAGGGAATACCTGCAAAATTATAGAGACAGGAAAACAATAGCCGATTACAAGGCGCAAAACGGCAGGAAGGATGACAGGGACGTGGTGTGCATCCAGGCAATCGAGAATTGTATGCGGTTACTGCCGGACGGACTCGGGGATATTCTTCGGATGCACTATATCGAGAGAAAATCCTTGCGGAAGATCGCAGCGGAGCATTTCTATTGCAAGGACACTATTGCCAAGCGCAGGGACGAGGCAATAGCCCTTATGGGCGAGTGCTTGGCAAGCGTATGAAAGCATAGACAAGGGTAGACACTTTTCCTCCGAAAGTAGCCAAAACGTGCGTATAATGAGAGTAGGGAATATCCTCCGAGGGGGAAGGGAGCAACCCGAGCGGCGTGATGCCGGGAGAGAATATGAGAATGGGGGAAGTGCTCCCTTCCCTTGTGTTTATGAGGAATAAATAATGCCGAGAAAACCCAAACGCCCCTGCAGCTACCCCGGGTGTCCGAGACTGGTAGAGGGGCAATATTGTGAGGAACATAAAAAATTAACGGACGCGCAGTATAACAAATATTCGCGTGATAACTTTTCAAAGAGTTTCTACAAGACCCCCGAGTGGCTGTTCGTTCGCAAGCGGCAGCTTGCAGAGCATCCGTTTTGTGAGGAATGCTTGAAGAAAGGACAGGCGGTGCGGGCGGTCATTGTGGACCATATCCGCCCCATCAAGCAAGGCGGTCAACCTTTCGCACCGTCCAATCTGCAGTCGCTGTGCTGGAGCTGCCACTCGCGCAAGTCAGCCGAGGAGGGCAGCAGGTGGAGGACGCCACCCCGCAAGGGCTGACCTGCGCAGGGGAGGGGGTATCAAATCCCCGGGGCTTCCACCCCATACAGCGGGGCCGCACCCTCACGCGAAAAATCGCATATTCAAAAATCAAAGGGAAAAATCAACCTTTGGGGGATACCCCACTAAAGTGGGAGCGGGTAAAACAGCCCGCTTTTTGATTTCCCGGGAAATCAAAATAATCAATGAAATCAAATAATCAAAAAGGGAGGGACTATGCCGAGCGGAGGAAGAAGACCGGGTGCTGGGCGACCGAGAAAAGCCGCCGCCCAAAAGATACTTGACGGCAATCCGGGCAAGCGTCCCATCGAAGTGCTGAACTTCGATACAGGGGGAATGGAACTGCCGAGCGAACCGCCGGAGTATTTAACGCCAAAGGCGAAAGAGATATACAGGACGGTATTCGGATGGCTGAAAAGCATCGGATGCACCAATGGCATACTTCCATACAACCTTGAGGAGTATGCATTTTGTAAAGCGCGATGGCTTGAGTGCGAGGAGATGAACACGAAACACGGGCTCCTCGTAAAAGACCAGAACGGCAAGGCTGTCCCGTCGCCGTTTGTGACGATGGCACAGCAATACCTCAAGCAGACTAACGAGGTGTGGAGCAAAATTTATCTTGTCGTGCGCGAAAGCAAACTCTCCAAGTGGGATGAAAACAATCCGAACGACGATATCATGGAAAAACTGTTGGGAGGTAAGTCGTGATGGAATACACGCAAGAGAACCCGTTGCGGCTTATTGAGTTGTTCGCGGGTATTGGCTCACAGACACAGGCACTTAAAAATGTGGGAGTGCCGCATACGGTAGTGGCGATCTCGGAAATTGACAAGAACGCCATCAAAAGTTATACGGCTCTGCACGGCGAGACGGTCAACTTAGGCGATATCAAGGAAATCCGGGAACTCCCCGAGGCAGACTTTTGGACATATTCGTTCCCATGCCAAGATATCTCGGTGGCGGGGCATGGTGCGGGCATCAAGGAGGGGACGCGGAGCGGTCTGTTGCTTGAAGTCGAGCGGCTGTTGAAAGTCGCAGCAGAAAAAGGGACTCTTCCCAAATACCTGCTCCTCGAAAACGTAAAGAATCTTGTGAGTAAGAAATTCAAAGCCGACTTCGACAGTTGGCTTTCTTTTTTGTCCTCGCTCGGTTATACGAATTATTGGAAGGTACTCAACGCCAAAGATTATGGTATCCCGCAGCATCGAGAGCGGGTGTTCTGTGTTTCCATTCGTGGTGAACATACAGCATTTGTATTCCCCGAAAAGCGCGAGTTGACCTTGCGGCTCAAAGACATGATCGACGAACACGTCGATGAAAGGTACTATCTTAAGGAAAACACTATCCGCAGCATCGTGACGTCGAAGTTCAACTCGCGGCGCGACTCGATCCGCCGCCCAAGCGATTATGCTTACTGTTTGCGGGCAAGGGATTGTTATGAACCACAATGCGTACAAGTCGGTGATGTAGTCGGTGAGAAGTGGGAGAAGATGCACGAGATGAGCCGAAGAGTATTCCAGACGGATGGAATTTCTCCCACGGTGCATTGCGCGGGTGGCGGCAATACGGAGCTGAAAATCGCAGAGGATTTTGTCCTCGGCGGCTTGCAAGAGCATCAAGTTCCGAGAACAGATGGGGTGAGCCATACATTGACGGAGGCTATGGGAAAAGGTGGAGGACAAACCCCTGTAATCATTGATACCAGCGAGCCGAAAGAACGATTTTTCAAGCAAGCGTTCGAAACGATGAAAGAGAACGAGTGTGAAGCCGGGGACACGATAGATGCGTTCAATAAAAAAGTGAACAAGAGTGGAGTCTGCCCGACGCTCACCACGCGCCCGGAGGGGTTCAAAACAGCAATCTTGCCTGTTGTCGTGGCAATGCGCGGGCGAAACCCGAATAATCCGTCGGACAGGACACCTAGGATACCATTGCGACAGCGACTCGAGGTGAACGAAAAGGGGCTGTGTAATGCGCTTACCACGGTTCAAAAAGACAACCTTGTAATGGATGCGGACTATGTATCCAGGAAATACGGCGAATTTATCGACGAAAAAGGGTACATCCCCGAGATGTTCGTGGCTTACAACAAGCAGGAAGTTCATGATGTTGCGCCGACATTGACTGGGCAATGTTCCTGTCCCTCGGGCAGCTCGGCGGTACTGAAACTCGAAAAACCGATAAAGGTCAAAGTGGCGACCAAGCAAGGATACGAGGAGGCAACGGCGGGGGACTATGTGAACATTACTTTCCCGAGTTCCAAGACCAAAAGAGGTCGGGTAGGGAAAGGTGTTGCGCAAACGCTGACCTGCGGAGACGGAAACGCAGTCATCACGGAGAACGTGCGCATTCGCAAACTGACTCCGAGAGAATGTCTGCGTCTCATGGGCTGGACAGATGAGCAGATTGACAAAATCGAGAGCGCAAAGGTCAGTTCGACGCAGCAATATCGACAAGCGGGAAACGGAATCGTGGTGCAGGTCTTGGAGGCAATCTTCAAGGCTTTATTTTTTGATAAATCAATCAAGGAACGGTGAAGATGAATAAAAGGATTTACACGGCAGAGTCGGTGACAAGCGGACACCCGGACAAACTTGCAGACCTCATTGCGGACAGCATTCTCGATGAGTGCCTGGAACAGGATGCGGACAGCCGCGTCGCAGTCGAAGTAATGCTCACTCACGATAAGTGCTTTATCGGTGGTGAAATCACCACGAAAGCAAGGGTGGACTATGAGTTCATCGCCAGAGCGACCATTGCCCAAGTCGGCTATGACCCGAGGGGATTGGACTACGACATTCATATTCATGAGCAGAGCATGGACATAGCCGGCGCAGTCGACAGAACAGAGCAGGGAGCGGGCGACCAGGGAATCGTGTACGGCTATGCCACAACGGAAACGCTGAACTTCATCCCGCTGCCTGTCGAACTTGCGCACCGACTGACGGATAGGCTTGAGCAATGCCGTCGCAGGGGCATCATCAAAGGACTTTGCCCGGACGGGAAAAGCCAGGTGACCGTGCAGTTTAACGGCGACCGCTTTGATAAGATCGTTTCCGTTCTTGTATCGGCGCAGCATGAAGCGTGGAAATCGCTCGACGACCTTATTCCCGAGATCAGGAAAAAGGTCATCGGCTATGTGTTCGCCGAGTATGATATGTCCGATGTCGAGATACTGGTCAATCCGTCCGGGCGGTTTGTGATTGGCGGCTTTGAAGCTGATACTGGTCTAACCGGCAGGAAGCTCATGGTTGACTCCTACGGCGGGATCGCGCACAACGGCGGCGGGGCGATGAGCGGCAAAGATGCAAGCAAAGTGGATAGGAGCGGGGCATATCTCGCCAGATACATTGCAAAGAATATCGTAGCGGCGGGACTTGCGGAGAAATGTGAGGTCGCACTGACGTATGCGATAGGCATCCCGGCCCCGACGAGCATCGACATCAATACCTTCTTCACGGGAACGGTCAATGAACAGCTCATCCGTAATGCGGTTGAACAGGTTTTCGACCTGCGCGTGGGAAGAGCAATCGATGCGCTCGCCCTTAAACGCCCCGTCTATGTCCAAACCGCAGTCGGAGGGCATTTCGGGAAAGAAGACTTCGCGTGGGAAAAGACGGATAAAGCGCAGGAGTTGAAGAATGCAATCATGCCGTGAGACCCTGGTATGCGACAACATACGGCTGGTATATTATGTGTTCGGGAAATTTTCTCAAACGGAAGTCGCTTCATTGCATAGGGACGACATAATATCGTCCGGGCTGTTGGGACTTGTAAAGGCAGCAAATACATTCGATAGTAAGCGCGGCACAAAGTTTTCTACCTATGCCGCACTTTGCATTCGAAACGAAATGCTGATGTATATGCGGAAAGTGCGGCGGTACTTTGGGAAAGAGATATCGCTTGAAGAGCCTGTGTCAACAGACGAAACAGGAACGGTCTTAACTATCGCCGATACCATCGAGGCAAACGAAAACCCACAAGACGAATGCCTTGCGGGTATAATGTTTGCAGAGTTTCAGCGAAGACTGTCGACGCTTGACAGAAGTGTCCTCAAAATGAAGATGGAAGGGTACCGGCAAAAAGAAATTGCGAGGTGTCTGGGCTATTCACAGGGGTATATAGCCAAACGAATCAAGGGAATACAAGCAAAAGGCAGGCTTTGGATGCTTAATTCTCTCGACCGAGGACAAATTCGACGGAACAGTCGAAGTAATCAGCCAAAGCGATAATGCTTTCAAGGCTCGGTGTACTTCTTCCTTTTAGTCAATCATAGATGATGCTTTCATCGATATGGGCTTCTTTGGAGATGTTGGCTTTGGTTTTTTTGAAGAAATCCACCAGGTACGGTAGCCTGTCCTTGAACGGCGGAAGGGGAAGAGACTCAAATTCAGAGCCTTCATCGCTGCGGCCGAGCAAAAAGTCGATAGAGCAATGGAAATAGCCCGACAGACGGAAAGCCATGTTCAAACTGGGAAGTCTTTCACCGTTGGTATAGCGGCAGATGACTTTCCTTGTAACACCAAGCTCTTTGGCGAGGTGAGCGGGCTTCATTTCGTGGTCGGTAAGCAGCTCCCGGAGCCTTTCGACAAATTTCTCCAATATACTCATAAATAAGTCAAAACCTCTGTAATAATTATCTCGGATTGCGGACACAAAAAGTTGATTGTGTCCGCAAACCAAGTTATAATAGTAGTACATAGCGAGCGCGCAGCTATGAAATCAATTAGGAGGTTTCAAAATGGCAAACTTTGAACCTGCACGGAGCAATCCGAGCAGCACGGACTGGATGGAACAGGAGGGTGAGATGCACGATGCCGTAACGGACTCGCGTGAACTCGCGGCAGGGCTGTTGTTCCTGCTGAAAGAGTATTACATAGGTTCGTTTGAACTGAATGAAGGCGCGATTGCCGTCAAGTTCAATAACGGACAGCAGTTTTCCATATCAGTCAATGAGCGCGCATAAGACAAAGCCGATAAATTAAGTATCGGCAAAAAACACAAAAGACAACCCGTGAAGACACATAAAGCAAAGAAGACCGCCGAGAACTCGGCGGTCTTGGCTTTTTCTTTCAGTTTTAACTGGACTAAATAGGAATTATACGGTATTGTTCAGGCTACGGAGGTACAGAAATGAAAAAAGGAAAGGTCGAGTTCCATAGCCAGGGACAATCGGGTAATATCTATTATATCATCGGGGCGGTGCGGGGCGTTATGCAAAAACAGCACAGGATCGCGGAATATAATGATATGTGGGAGCGGATACAGAACGCCAAAAGCTACTGGGAGGCGTTGAAAATCATTGCCGAACACGTGGATTTGGTCGATTTGGACGGAAGATATAAGGTTTAAAACAAACAAAATATACGTGTCTCTGGGAAGGAAGGTACTTCGGTGCTTTCCTTCCCGTTTATTTTCGGGAGGAGGGAGAATGCCATTCAATGAACAGCTTGCGGATCGGGCGGCGGCATTTATTCGCTCGCTCAAACACACCAAAGGCACATGGCATGGCAAGAACTTTGACCTGCTCCCGTGGCAGGAAAAAATCGTGCGGGATATATTTGGCACGGTAAAAGAAAGCGGATATAGGCAATACAATACCGCCTATGTGGAGATCCCCAAGAAACAGGGAAAGTCAGAACTTGCCGCAGCGATCGCACTTTACCTATTGGCGGGCGATGGTGAATGGGGAGCAGAGGTGTACGGCTGTGCGGCAGACCGACAGCAAGCCTCCATCGTTTTTGATGTTGCTTGTCAGATGGTGGAACAATGCCCGGCTTTAAAAAAGCGGATAAAGCCCGTGATGTCGCAAAAGCGGCTTGTGTATGCGCCGTTGAACAGCTTCTACCAGGTGTTGTCGGCAGAAAGTTATACCAAGCACGGACTGAATGTTCACGGCGTTGTTTTCGACGAACTCCATGCGCAGCCGAACCGTGCCTTGTATGATGTCATGACCCACGGCTCGGGCGACGCGAGAAAACAGCCGCTGTTTTTCTTGATAACGACAGCGGGAACGGATCGAAACTCGATATGTTGGGAAGTGCATCAAAAAGCCCAAGACATTCTCGATGGACGTAAACACGACCCGTCTTTCTACCCCGTGATTTATGGGGCAGAGGACGATGACGATTGGGGAGATGAGCGGACATGGTATAAGGCAAACCCGTCACTCGGAGTAACGGTTGACATTGATAAACTGCGGACTGCCTATACATCTGCAAAGGAAAACCCTGCTGAAGAAAACCTGTTTCGACAACTACGGTTGAACCAATGGGTAAAGCAATCCGTTCGATGGATGCCGATGGATAAGTGGGACGAGTGTGCCTTTGCGGTTGACCCGGAAAAACTCAAAGGGCGGGAATGCTACGGCGGGCTTGACCTCTCGTCAAGCACGGACATCACGGCATTTGTCTTGGTGTTCCCACCGCTCGATGAAGAGGATAAATACAGCATACTCCCGTTCTTTTGGGTGCCAGAGGATACAATCGACCTGCGGGTGCGGCGCGACCATGTTCCGTATGATTTGTGGCAAGCGAAAGGCGAGATGCTTTCGACCGAGGGAAACGTCATCCATTACGGGTACATCGAAAACTTCATCGAAGAACTCGGGACAAAATACAACATCAAAGAGATTGCGTTCGATAGGTGGGGTGCTGTTCAGATGACTCAAAACCTCGAGGGAATGGGATTCACGGTCGTGCCGTTCGGACAGGGATATAAGGATATGAGCCCGCCGACCAAAGAGCTGATGAAGTTGGTGTTGGAGAAAAAGATCGCCCACGGCGGGAACGTGCCGCTCCGTTGGATGATGGACAATGTATATGTCCGCACAGACCCTGCGGGGAACATTAAGATGGATAAAGAAAAATCTACGGAACGCATCGACGGCGCGGTGGCACTCGTTATGGCACTTGACCGAGCAATACGGAACAACGGACAGACCGACAGCGTTTATAACGATAGAGGAATTATCGTGATATGATCAGATAATTCATGAGAAAATCCACAGAGAATGGAAATTGTGGGGTTGACAAATTCAATTTTTGTGATATAATAATATAATTTGGTGCTATCCAAATGGGCGGCTTGGGAAAATAACACCGAGGAGAGATAGATAGCCATGCATGATTTTCGCTATGTATCGAAAAAAGAAGCAGCTCCAATAAAAGCGATTCTGTTGGAGATTATTCATTCAACCCAAAACCTTGTTAGGGACGAATTCACCTTTCAATACGAGTTTGTCGGCAGCGCGTCCAGGAATATGATTACTTGCGACACGAAGTCGAATATCGGATTCGACTTTGATGTAAATATCTACGTCAATGACGACGAAGAGAACTATACGGCAAAACAAATCCGACAAATCATAAAGCAAGCATTAGACAAGGTGGCGCGCCACTATGGGTATGATTATTGTGAGGATTCCACCCGCGTTTTGACGATTAAGGTCAAGGACAGAGGTAAATCGAGAATAGTTCACAGTTGCGACTTTGCAATTGTGAATGATTGCGAGGACGGAAGGCAACAGTACATACGCTATAACAAGGTACAGAACAATTATACCTGGGAGTACCAGGGAGAAGGTTTTGACGGGCTCCCGGACAAAATCGAGTGGCTGCGAGAGAATGGCTTGTGGCAACAGGTAAGGGATTATTACATTGAGAAAAAGAACTGCAATGATAATCCGGATAAGCACTCACGTTCCATCTTTGCGGAAACAATTACAGAGATGTGCCAAAAGGCAGGATATTACGAATAAAAGCAATTAAGCGAAACCGCACTCCGCGAGTGCGGTTTTTTCATGCAAAAAAGCGGAGGGAAAGATGCAGATAGAAAAGAGAGCGGTGGTAGAGTTGAAAGCGGCTCCATATAATCCGAGGAAAGACCTCAAGCCCGGCGATGCCGAATATGAGAAGCTCAAACGGAGCATCCAGGAGTTTGGCTATGTCGAGCCAGTGATATGGAATGAGCGAACAGGAACGGTCGTCGGCGGGCATCAAAGGCTCAAAGTCATGAAGGACCTCGGCTACGAGGAAGTCGACTGCGTGGTGGTGGACTTGGACGAGCAGAAAGAAAAAGCACTCAATATCGCTTTGAATAAAATCAGCGGCGAATGGGATGAGGGACTGCTCGCCAATCTTCTCAAAGACTTGGATAACAGCGGGTATGATATCACATTTACCGGCTTTGACCTCGCGGAGGCACAGGAACTGTTTGGGAGCGGCTCGTTTGAGAATGTGCATGAAGATGAGTTCGATGCTGAATCAGCCGCCGCCGAGATATCCGAGCCCAAGACCAAGCACGGCGATTTGTGGCTTCTCGGCAAGCACAGACTGCTGTGCGGCGATTGCACCGTTGCGCAGGACGTCGCAAAACTCATGGACGGAAGAGTCGCAGATGTAATGGTCACGGATCCGCCATATAATGTAGACTATGGCTCGGCGATCATCGGAAAAAACAAATCCAAAACCAGGACGGAAAGCACCATCGCCAATGACAACATGAACGATGATGACTTCCATCAGTTCCTGCTCGCGTTCTATAAAGCGGCATACGATGTACTCAAAAAGGGCGCACCGTTGTATGTTTTTCACAGCACGAAGGAGACGGTGAACTTCACGCGGGCGATGGAAGAGGCGGGATTCAAGTATGCCCAGACGCTTGTGTGGGTGAAAAATCATTTCACACTCGGTCGGCAGGACTATCAATGGATACACGAGCCGATTTTATACGGTTGGAAAGAGGGCGCAGGACATTACTTCATCGACGACAGGACGCTGTCGACGGCTTTGGAGGGTGTTGCCGAGAATATCAAGAAGATGAGCAAGGCAGAACTGACAGACCTTGTAGAGCGAATTTTGGGGCTTCCTACGACCGTCGTGAGAGACAACAAACCTGTGAAGTCGCCCGATCATCCGACGATGAAACCCATCACCCTGTGCGCAAAACTCATATACAACAGCAGCCACGAGGATGATACGGTATATGAGCCGTTCGGTGGGAGCGGTTCGACAATGATGGCAGCAGAACAGCTCAACAGAAAATGCTGCGCCATTGAACTCGAACCGAAATACTGTGATGTCATTGTGCGCAGATACAGGGAACTGTGTCCCGATGCGAAGATAAAACATATCCGAGACGGACAGGAAATATTCGATTAACAGGGGCGGGTTCGCTGGACTTGATCCGAGACTTGTGATATGTTGTTCGAAAAAAGGGAGGTCCCAAGAATGAAGAGTATCACAGAAGCCATATACGACGGATGGATCAATGAACGTGAACGGAGGAACAAATTACCCCAAGATGACCCCGAATGCATAGCATTGTCAAAGTTCGAAGACACATTGACAAAGGAACAGAAAGTTCTGTTCGACCAGTTCATGGATGCCTATACGACCAATGAGGAGAAACTTCGAAAAGCGGCATACGGACGGGGCATAAAACTTGGTGTCCGATTGGGATATGAGGCGGCGAACTATGATGCGGAGGAGTGATATGGAAGAGAAAGACGATACGACCCTCGGTAATGAGATGTCGTTGGAAGAGTTCATGCAATATCTGAAAAGTATTGAAGAGCGGAGCGACAGAGAGGATGAACTGCTGGAGTTTTACAATAAGGCATGGGAAATCCGATTGGGAACGAAACTTGTGCGAGTTCCGTTCGATGCGGTCTCATTCAATGCCATATATGATGCATTGAGCAAGATAAAATCGGAGGAGTGATCCTCCGATTTTTCTTGAAAAAAAATGTGTTTTTCTTTCGGGTTTCGGCGTGTTTTCGCTGGGCTCTTTCGCTCGTTTACGGTATTGTATAGGTACAAAAACGAAAGGAGAAACACCATGAACAAAGCATACTGCACAGGAAAACTCGCCGCCCTGGTAAGAGACCATAACCATTATCTGAAAGTCAGATACACGGATGCGGTCGCGGATTACAGGCGGGCAATAGACAACCTTATCTATGTCGCCAAGAGCGTGGGCATCACTATGAAATACGCCATCGAAAAGGATGGCAGCATAACGATGCTGTAAGGAGGCGGCGAGATGAAACAGGAAATCAGCAAAGCAACACTCAAGGCACTCGAGAAAATCGCAATGCAGGAAAACGCAGCCATAGAGGAAAGAGGCGGGCTGGAGCGGAAATGGAACGACACCGAGGACTTCCCCGAAGTCGCGGTATGGTCAATCGAGGCGATGCTCGTCGCGGCGTACAAACTGGGCAAACAGGCGGCGAAGACCGATAAGTAACACTACAACATCAATATGGCATAGCCGCTCGGGAAACCGAGCGGTTTTTCGTGTGTCTGAAAGGAGGGTGAATGGGACTATTTAAGAGGAGCAGAGACGGTCCAAAGGAGAGGCGGGATCGTTCGGAAAAGATGAAAGACTTCATTCGAGGAGTCGATGTGGACTACATCGGGAACAGCAACAGCGGTGTTCGTGTGGATGAACTGCGGGCGATGCAGACGAGTGCGGTATATGCCTGCGTCAAGATACTATCGGAGACCGTGGCGAGCCTGCCGTTGCATCTGTATAAGAAAGAAAAGGAAGGGAAACACGAACTCGCCGACCAGCACCCGCTGAATGCGTGCTTGTATGAGCTTCCGAATGAGGAGATGACCTCGTTCGAGTTCCGAGAAAGCATGATGTCGTCCTTGCTGTTGTGGGGAAACGCTTATGCGCGGATCATCAGACGGCAAGGTCATGTCGTCGAGCTATGGTATTTGAAACCGCATCTCATGATGGTGGAGCGGGACAGTCTCACGGACAAGATAAAATACACCTATTCGGACGATGTAACCAACGAAACCTATGTGTACCGACCCGACCAAGTATTCCATGTCAAAGGGCTGTCGTTCGACGGGGTGAAGGGCATCAGCCCGATAGCCCAGGCGCGGGAAGCAATCGGGCTTTCACTTGCGACCGAGGAGTACGGAGCAAAGTTCTTCGGAAACGGAGCAAGACCGGGCGGTGTTCTCGAACATCCCGGCATCCTGAAAGACCCTGAAAAACTGCGTGAGTCATGGAACAAGGTCTATCAAGGAACGAGAAACAGTCACAAAGTGGCTGTCCTCGAAGAGGGGATGAAATACCACACGATAGGGATTGCTCCCGAAGACGCACAGTTCCTCGAAACCCGCAAGTACCAATTGAACGAGATATGCCGTATCTTCCGTGTGCCTCCGCACCTCGTCGGGGATTTGGATAGGGCGACATTTTCGAACATTGAACATCAGTCAATAGAATTTGTGCAGCATACCATTCGCCCCTGGCTTGTGCGATGGGAGCAGGAAATCAGCCGTTCACTCTTGGATGAGAAAGAACGGCTTTTGTATTTTGCCAAGTTCAATGTAGACGGACTCCTGCGCGGTGACTATAAATCGCGCATGGAGGGCTATGCGATCGGTCGCCAGAACGGGTGGCTGTCAATCAACGATATTCGCCGCTTGGAGGATATGCCGTCCATAGACAAGGAACAAGGCGGGGATGATTACCTCGTCAACGGAAATATGACGGCGGCGGGTGTTGCAACGCAACAAGAACAAAAAGGAGGTAGCGATGGAGAAGGGAAAGAAGGAGATGCGAATGCTCCCGATGAAGGAACTCCGAATAAGCGAAAACGACGGGTCGGCGGTGATTGAGGGACACGCCGCCGTGTTTGATTCGTGGTCGGAGACACTCGGCGGCATTTTCCCGTTTAAGGAAATCGTTCGCCAGGGCGCATTCAACGAGAGCATTGGTCGAGACGATATTCGCGCACTTTTCAATCACGACCCGAACTATGTGCTGGGACGAAACAGAGCGGGAACACTCGAACTCGTCGAAGACGAAGTCGGGCTTCGTGTGCGAATTTCACCGCCCGAGACGAGTTGGGCGAGAGACGTGCAGACGAGCATACGCCGCGGGGACATCACGCAGATGTCAATCGGATTTATGGTCGAAGACGATGAATGGCGAACCGAGAACGGAATGGATGTGCGGGAACTTCGCAAGGTCAAACTGTTCGACGTGAGCCCGGTGACATTCCCTGCGTACACGGCAACGGATGTCGGCGTGAGGGCAATGCAGGAATATGAAGGGTACAAGGCTGAACAACGCAGACAGACCGAGGAAGCGGCTCAAGCTGCGGCACAAAAAGCCAGAGAGCAAGAGAAGCTCAAACGGCTGAAAACAAAAATTAAAAATCTTTGAGGAGGAACGATATGGATATCAAAAAGGTATTGGAAATGAAAGCGAAGAGGGAGGATGCCAGGCTGAAAGCGATGGCTGTGCTGAACAAAGCCGAAGCCGAGGACCGTTTCCTCTCCGATGAAGAGCAGAAAGAGATCGACAAGTTCGAAACGGAAATCCGCTCTTGGGATGAAAGCATCAACCGCGCGGAGAAAATGCTGTCGATGCAGCCCGAAGACAGGAATGTCGAAAAACCTGAGGCGAAACCCGCCCCCGACAAAGGCGACGAGAAACGCTTTGCATCGTTCGGGGAGCAGCTCATGGCGGTGTACAGGGCGGCGGCACCCGGCGGTCGCACGGATGAGAGACTGTCTACGAGAGCCGCACTCGGTGCGAACGAGACCACGCCCTCGGACGGCGGCTTTCTCGTACAGCAGGACTTCGTGACGGAACTGCTCAAACGCACTTACGAAACGGGTATCCTTGCGAGCAAGGTAAAGAAAATCCCCATCAGTTCAAATGCAAACGGACTGAAAATCAATGCAGTCGATGAAGAGTCGAGAGCGAACGGATCGCGCTGGGGCGGTATTCAGACCTATTGGGAGGGCGAAGCGGAAGAACTGACGGCAAGCAAGCCCAAGTTCCGCCAGATGGAACTGTCGCTCAAGAAGCTCACGGGGCTTTGTTATGCGACGGATGAACTCCTGCAGGATGCGGCGGCTCTCGAATCGGTCATTCGCCAAGCATTCGCGGAAGAGTTCGGGTTCAAGATCGACGATTCTATTCTGTTCGGCACGGGCGAGGGCGAGCCTCTCGGAATCCTGAACAGCGGTGCTATCGTACAGGTCGCAAAGGAAAAAGACCAGACGGATATCATTACCGTCAACAACCTCATCACCATGTGGAACAGACTGTGGGCGAGATCGAGGGCGAATGCGGTGTGGTACATCAACCAGGAACTCGAACCGTACCTGTACACGCTTACGGTCGGAGATAAACCCGTGTATATTCCTGCGGGCGGGCTGTCGCAGAAACCCTACGGCACTCTGTTCGGTCGCCCTGTTGTTCCTCTGGAACAGTGCAGTGCAGCGGGCGAAGTCGGGGATATTATTCTCGCTGACGTCGGACAGTACCTGCTCATCGACAAAGGCGGCATGAAAGCGGCAAGTTCCATCCATGTCAGATTCCTGTATGACGAGAACGTGTTCCGCTTTATTTACCGCGTGGACGGCAAGCCCATTTGGAATAAGCCTCTCACTCCCTATAAAGGCAGTGCAAGCGTGTCGCCGTTTGTGACGCTCGCCAAGAGGAACGCATGACAAAAGGAGGGATGAGGGTATGCTTACATTGCAGGAAGCAAAAGAGTTTCTCCGAGTCGACGGCGATGACGAGGATGCCCTCATCTCGTCCTTGCTCGTTACGGCAAAAGATCTGACCGAAGACGTGATGCGCCGGAAATTGTCCGACTTTGAGGAAATGCCCGAACCTGTTCGCCAGGCGATGCTTATCCTTGTAGCAACCCTGTATGAGGAAAGGCAGGTTTCAAAAGGCAAGACGGGGGTATCGGTAGCCGATACCCTCGATCTTGTACGGCGAATGCTGTTTGCATATCGCAAGGGAGCGTTCTGATGGATATCGGCGAATTGAACAGGCGAATAGAGGTTCTGAAGTATTTTGTCGAACGCGATGAATACGGCGGAGAGGACGGCAAATGGCGACCTGTCGGGCGCGTATGGGCAAAGATTGAACCAGTAAGCGGGACAGAGTTCCTGACAGGACAGCAAGTGTCGGCAGAGACGGTAACGCGGATAACCGTTCGATTTTATGCAGGGCTGACGGTTATGCATAGGATTCGGTACGGGGACAAGGAATATGAGATTATCGGTATAACGGACGATGGGACGGAACACCGTTGGACGGTAATCAATTGCAAGGAGATGGTCGGCGATGGGTTACAGCGCAAAGCAGAGAAAAGTCAAAGTGGGCATCGAAGGTGCGAACGAGATTGTCAAAGACCTGAAAGCGATGAATGATGCGGCGGCGGCTGTACTCATGAGCGGAGCAAAGAAGGGCGGCGAAATTGCATTGGACGATGCCAGGCAGAATTGCCCTGTTGATACGGGTGCGCTGAAAGCCAGTTTGGAACTGACAGAGGACAAGGCGACAGCGACAAAGGCAACGGTAAAGGTCGACTACGATAAATCCATCCGATATGGGACCTTTGTCGAACTCGGGGCAAGAGGGCGACCGGGGAATCCATTTCTTCGGAATGCGGTCGACAACAATATCGACAAAATAAACGACGCCATCGTGAAAGAGATTTCAAATGCAGTAGGGAGGAAACTTTGAAAGATATATGTCAGGCTCTGTATGAGTATTTAAGCGGGCAAAAAGAGATTGCCTCGCAGGTCGGAGCAAGAATTTATCCGATTGTTCTTCCGCAGGATGCGCCGCTCCCGTCTATTGTCTACGCACCCGTTCTTGCCAATTACGATTCGGCTCTACAGGGTGACACGGGATATGCAAGACAGACAATTCAGATTGTCTGTCATGCCCGAACATTCAAGTTGGCAAGGGAATTGTCACGAGATGTAAAGAAAAGTTTACAGGATTTCCACGGCGATATGTGCGGTTTACACATTCAAGCCGTGTTCATAAAATCGGATTACGAATACGATGCAAATACGTCCTTGAAATTTTCAATGGATGAGTATATGTCAAGCATCGAGTTTGAAATTCATTACAATGAAAAATAGGAGGAAGAAAATGGCGGTTGCAGGAAAAAACGGAAAAGTCGTCATCGGCAGCGGCGGCGAACAGAAAGTGGTCGGTATCAAGTCCTGGTCTCTGGAACTGTCTCTCGAGACATTGGAAACCACGGCTCTCGGCGACGATTGGAAGAACTATATTGCAGGGCTGAAAGAGTGGACGGCATCGAGCGAAGGCGATTATGAAGTGCCTGTCGACGAAGAAGGACAGGCAGCGCTGCAGGATGCGTTCCTGAACGGAACGACCGTGGTGGTGAAGTTGTATGTCGACGGCGTGAACTACTACCAGGGCGAGGCATACATCAACAGTCTGTCCATAGAAGACCCTGTGGACGATGTCGTATCAATCAGTATCGAGTTCACGGGTTCGGGCGCGCTCACTTTTGAGACGGGTGAATAAAGGAGGAGAATAATGAAAAAAGGAGTAACAATCCAACTTGACAAGCCGAGAACGCTTCGTTACGGCATGAATGCACTTGCAAAAATCGAGGATATCACGGGAAAGACCATCATGTCGCTCGACCTCAACTCGCTCGGCATCAAAGACCTGCTTGTCATCGTATATGCGGGCTTGTGCCACGAGGATAAAGACCTGACCCTTGAACAGGTGGGGGATTTATTGGACGAATATACGGACATCACGACCCTCGCAGAAAAGGTCGGGGAGGCTCTCACAGAGGCGTTCGGGAAACCCAAGACGACCGAAAAGGGGGAATAAAAGCCGTCGACTTTGACTTGTCGGTTTTCTTGGAAAAAGCTGTGGTACAGTTCGGAGTAGATCCGCTTATTGCGGGCGAATATACGCCATACGAGCTTCTCCTGATAGGCAAACAAGTTCAGGAAAAGTCCTACCGAGAGTTCGAAAATGCATTGACGGTCGCCTGGCACACGGAAGCCTTTGCCCGACAACGCAGACTCCCGAAATTGGAAAAAATACTCAAGGATGTCAGGAAACCGCCCAAGAAGACGAACAGTAGGAGCGATGCCATCCTAAAAGCAATGGCGGCGGCAAAGGGTGTAATAATCAAATAAAAAGGGAGGGGATACAATGGCAGTTATAAGAAACCTTGTTGTAAAAATAGCGGCAGACATCTCCTCCCTTTCCAAAGGTTTGCAGACAGCCGAAAAGCAAATCAAAAAAGTCGCGTCGGCGTTTACGGCTGCGGGAACAAAACTGACCGCAAGCGTAACTGCACCGCTTGTGGCGTTGGGATATGCGAGCGTCAATATTTCTCAACAATTTGAGCAGAGTATGGCAAACGCCGCATCGGTTTCGGGCGCAACGGGCGATGAACTCGAAAGGATGAAAGAGATTGCCCGCGAAATGGGCGCACAGACGGTGTTCTCCGCATCAGATGCGGCCGATGCAATGTACTATATGGCATCCGCAGGTTACAAAGTCGACCAAATGGCAGACTCAATACGAGCAACACTCGACCTTGCGGCAGCGACACAATCCGACCTGGCTTTCACTTCCGACGTCGTCATCTCGACACTAAACCAGTTCGGAATGGAAGCAAGCGAGGCATCAAGGGTAACCAATACCTTTGCGGCAGTAATCGGCGCATCCCAGGCGACGATGGAAAAACTTGCATACTCAATGCGATATGTAGGACCGATTGCGAACTCACTCGGGTATTCCGTTGAAGAGGCGGCGGGTGCGCTCGGTATCCTGTACAATGCCGGATTTCAAGGCGAACAGGCTGGTACTGTTTTGCGAAGTGCGCTGTCCAGGTTGCTGAAACCGACAGCGGAAATGATAGGGGCGTTCGAAGAATTGGGATTGTCCGTGGATGACATGAACCCGTCTATGAACAGCCTTGAAGACATTATACGCAAATTGGAAGATGCGGGAATAGACAGTACCCAAGCGGTCAAGATTTTCGGTGTCGAAGCGGGCCCGGGTATGCTCGCAATGATTTCGTCGGGCGCAGATGCTTTGCACGATATGACGGAGCAGATAACGGGAACTTCCGCAGCGACCGAAATGGCGGAGAAACAGTTGGATACTCTGCAAGGTCAGATGAAAATCCTAAAATCGGAAGTGGAGGAAATAGCCTTGCAATTTGGCGATATCCTTATTCCGATCATCCGACAGTTGTTGCAAAAGTATATTACGCCGCTGACGAATAAACTTATGAATTTGAGCGCAGGAACGAAAAAGAACATTGTCGTGATTGCGCTTTTGGCGGCGGCTATCGGACCATTGCTGTTGGTGGTCGGGAAACTGATTTCGAGCGTAGGTGTGATTGTAAAAATAGGCTCGCTGCTGTTCTCGAAAGTCGGATTGATAATAGCCGCAATCCTTATTGCGGTTGTCGTTCTGAAACGGCTGTGGGATACCAACGAAGATTTCCGAAACGCAGTCATGGAGATTTGGGAAAAGGTCAAAACCTTTATTCTCGATGCCGTGAATGCGATAAAAGACTGGTGGGAGAAAAACGGGGAAAAAGTCATCAACAAAGTGGTGAGTACAATGAAAGCCCTGTGGAAAGTCCTAAAACAGGTTTTCGGGAAGATTCAGAAAATAGCCGAGAAAGTATGGGGCGTTGTCAAAGATATCGTCATTGATGCGGTTACTGCGATTCAGGCTTTTTGGGCAAAGAACGGGGAGACGATATGGGCAACGGTAAAGACGTTGTTCACCAACATTTGGAACATCGTCAGCACCGCATTTGATATTATTTATAATGCGGTAGTCAGTTTCCTGGGATATGTTCGTCCGATTTGGGAAAACATCAAGCAATTGTTTGCCTCGCTTTGGGATACGATGGTCGCATTATATGAGACTTTGAAACCAGTTTTCGACCTTCTCGGCGGCATTATTATGACTTTATATGGGGTCGTAACAAGCGTGGTTTCGGGAATTATTTCCGCGCTCGGTCCGTTCGTACAGGCGGTCATTGATGTGGCACAAGCAATCCTGGAAGTGATTCAGTTGGTTTGCGCGGTGTTGCGCGGGGACTGGTCGGAAGCATGGGAACACATGAAAAATGTCGCATCGAACCTCTGGGATGCCATAAAGAATATATTCCTCGGGATATGGGAATTCATCCAGGGTTTTTGCGAGGGGATAAAGAACTTTTTCAGTAAACTCGGAGACAATATTGCGGCAATTTTCAAAAGTGCCTGGGAAGGCATAAGCGGCTTTTTCGTCAATGTGTGGGAAGGAATAAAGTCGGTATGCTCTTGGATTTGGGACACGATCACGGGACTGTTCTCAAAGATAGGCGACTTCTTTTCTGGTCTGTTCAAAGACGCTTTCAATTGGGGCAAAAACCTCATACAGAACATAGGCGACGGAATCAAGAAAGCGTGGGATTGGGTCGTTGACGGAGTAAAAGGTGTAGGCGAGTCAATCGCAGACTTCCTCGGATTCGGGTCACCGACAAAGAAAGGTCCAGGACATACCGCAGATGAATGGATACCAAACCTCATGGACATGATGGCGCAAGGGATGTATGACGATATCCCGTTGATTCAGCGAGCCGCAATCCAGGTCGCAAATGCGCTGGGGTTGACTACTACGGCAAATCGCGCAATGGTTGGCGCAGGGACCAGCCCGAACGGTGACTTATTAAACGGGCTACTGCAGGGGATTGCATCAATGAACGGAATGCGTGGCGACCAAAGCGGAAACGAATTGGTGTTGCAAATTGACGGTCAGACATTTGCCCGTCTGATTGTGCCAAGTATTACGAGAGAATACAAGAGGAACGGAATTGAACTAAAGGGGGTGTAAAGCGGTGAATTTTTTCAGCATAAACGGAAAAACGATCAAATCACCGACTGAAATCACGATATCGCCCGAACACCTCGATAAAGCGGAACGCACTTTGGACGGAACGATGGTGATAGATGTGATCGGGACTAAGAAAAAAGTGGACGTGTCCTGGGAATATTTAGCCAAAGAGGATTTGAAGGTGTTGACGACAGAATCCGGGAGCGACCGCTTCTCCCGGATTACTTTTCACAACGGGGGAACAGGAGAACTTGAAACCATTGTCGCAAGGGCAGAAAACCTGACGTATATGCCTTATTATGATTGGGCAAAGGCACAACTTCTTTGGAAGGATGTTTCGCTTTCGTTCAAGGAAAAATAGGAGGGGTTATGGAATATTCAGATAATCCCCGAAAGGTTTACGGTAAGGTCGAGATTATATACAGCGACAAGGAAATCAGCAGCAACATGGGTGTGACGGTGAGCGGAAATTCCGAAATCAGTCACCCGAGGGAAGTGTTCGAAGGATACCAAACTCCTACCGTCAAGGCTTGTACAATGGACGGAAATTCGGACATGGGCGGGTCGTTTCAAATGCTCGGGAAAAACTGTATTCTTGGGTGGTGGAGCGGAACGCTTTGTGACGGAAACGGCGTGTTTGCCGTTAAGCCGTACATCGAACTGTCATTTGTCTTGCGTCCCATTATTTCTTGGATCATACGCGGAGACGATAAACTCAAACAATACCCTGTAGACTTTACCATTCAGTATAAGTCAAACGGAAATGTTGTCAGAACTGACGAGATAACGGGGAATACGGAAATTGAAATTAAACTCGAACCGAGAGTCAATGACATTACTTCGATTCGCATGACAATTTCAAAATGGAATACCCCGAATGCTTGCGCTAAAATTCTGCAATTTTACGATAAGTTATATGAGGAATACGTTGGGGATGCCATGCAGATGTTTGAGGTGAACGAAGAGATGTGTTCATCGGACGGAAACTACAACATCAACTCTGACAGTATGACGGTAACGCTTCATAATACAGACAGGAAATTCGATAAAGGATACCTCCGTTCTCTTATGATCCTCGGCAGAAAAGTGCAACCTTACATCGGGATAGAGAAAGAGAACGGAGTCGAATATACCAGGCTTGGCACATTCTATTCCGAGGAATGGCAAGTGGAGCAGGATAGTCAGTGGGTAAAGTGTACGGCAGTAGACAGACTGATGAGTTTGCAAAGTCAAACATACATGGGATACCCTTTGACGGACAGGGTTTCCGTATATGAGTTGGCAGAGGATGTTTTGCAAAAGAGCGGGCTTGAACCCTCTGAATATGTTATATCCGCCAACCTGAAAGAGAACATAATAGACATGGCGTATCTTCCAAAGACAACTGCATGGGACGCATTGCAGGAAATAGCAAACGCAGCCCTCTGCAAAGTCTTTGTGGATCGAGAGGATAGAATTCACCTGCGAAGCGAGGAGACGGAGTCGCTCTCGGCAGGGATAGAGATAAACCCGAGCAATATGTTCAGTTACAAATCGAGCATTACGTTGACCGAATTTGCAAACAGAATCAAGGTGGAATACACGGAAGTGAGTATAGCAACGGAAATTATAGAGGTGGCTGAACTTGAGGTTGCTTTGAACCCGAATGAGGTCAAGACAATCACATTGGAATATTCTTCCGATATAGCCTATGCGATGGCATATTCGAGCAACTCCAATGTAAAAGTAGTAATGGAACAAGGCGGGGTAAATGCTTGCATTTTGACGTTGACGAATGCGACAGGTAGTGTCCAGGCAGCTACTTTGACGGTAGAGGGCAATGCGATCGAACTCAATTCGCATACCGTTTATTCGGAGGATGAGGACAGCGTGAACAGTTATGGCGCGGTGGAATATACACACCCTGCTTCGGAACTGGTGCGCACCGAAGAACAAGCAAAATATATCGGGTCGATAATTCTTGCAAGGATGCGGGCGGGTGAGGGCGTTATTACAACGGAATGGCGCGGAAATCCTGCCCTGGAAATTGGAACGGGATACAAGAGCGTAGACAGATTCGGTGACGGGAAAGAGTTGGTATGCGAGTATAACAAATTCTCGTATAATGGCGGGTTAAAGCAACAGACCCGAGGCAGATTGAAATAGGAGGGTCAGGTATGGCAACATGGAAAGAACCGGAGACGAACCATACGGTCGAAGACCAGGTGACTCCGGAAATTTTTAATACACTTGCAGAGAATGAGGTGTATTTGAATGAAACAAAAATAACAACAGATCAGGTGCAGGAGGCAAAGGTGATGAGCGAAACAAGCACGACTCGGGAAAATTTGACCGAGCAGGACACCATAATGGGTGCGTTCGGGAAAATTCGAAAGTGGTTTGCCGATTTACGCGCTTTGGCATTTAAGGACAAAGTCGGTGGGACAGATATTGTGGAATCATCGGTCACAACTACTCACCTCGTTGATTCGGCTGTGAGTACGAATAAAATCGGTAATATGGCAGTGACAGAGGAAAAAATCGCCTCGAGTGCTATTACAGCCGCAAAACTTGCTGACGGTTCGGTTATCTCATCGAAAATTGCATCTCTGGCTGTCACGACAGAAAAACTCGGAAGCCTTGCGGTAACAGCTGCAAAACTTGCGGCGAGTGCGGTTACGACAGACAAGATAGCCAATTCCGCCGTAACCGACGCCAAGATTTCTTCGGTTTCGGCAAGCAAGGTCACAGGTCTTGCAGATGTTGCAACGTCGGGAGACTATAATGACCTTATAAATAAACCGACGATATCCTCTGGCATAACTCTTACGCGCACTACAATCAGGCTGAACCAGCAGTACAATATCCCCGCAACGGGTGTTTATCTGTGCTTTGTGAGTTACTTGAATGCGGCAAGCATGAAAGGTGTAGCGTGCTTGGGTACAATGTCGAACGCAACAAGCATTGACAACGGAACTTGCAGCGGGATTTCTTCAATTTACTATGACGGGGGATATAAAAACATTCAGCTTCGCTGTATTAACGTAAGTTCGACAGCATTTATTTATAGGCTGTACATTTCTACAAACTCGACAGCTGCACCGACGCAGCTTTTTGACGGAGACGGAACAATGACTGTCATCATGTACAAAATCAGCGGACTTTCGGCGATAACTTAAGGAGTGAGTATGGCGAGAGCGAGAAACAGAATAAAACTTGTCAAGGGCGATGCATTCAGCATCGCCTTTCATAATGTCCGATTGCCGATTGTCGTCGAAGGGGAAGGAGTTGAAAAGATCGAGATAACGGAAGAGGACCGTTTGGACTTTTCTATTACTCGGACAGACCGTGTGCCTGTGATACAAAAATACTATCCGGGCGAGATAGAAAGAAACGGCGATACATTCTATGCGATGCTGACTGCCGAGGAAACGGAAAGGCTTGAAAGCATTTTATACCGAGCGCAGTTGCGAGTTGATATTTCAAATTGCGGAGAGGAGGTTTACACGCTTGTCGATAAGGAATTGGAGGTGGTAGCAAAATGAGCGGGTTTCACGAAAAGTGCAGTTGTGTCCATGTCGAGCCGTTTCAGACAATCACCAAAAAATATAAAGGCGTCGAGAACGATGCATTGGAAACGGTCGTGGACAATAAAGAGTGGACCATTGAGGTCAAACCCAAGCCCCAGCAATACCAAAGCAAATATGCATTCCCCAATATCGGGAATCCATCGGTGCTATATGTCGACGTCAAGGAAAACGAGACATATCGTTGGGACGAGGAAACAAGGCAATATGTCTGTATTGGTACAGACTATCGAAGCATTAAAATCATAAATGGAGGGAACGCATAATATGAGCAACAGAATTCTTGACAGTCAGATCCAGAGCAGGAACGATACGGCGGCGAATTGGTCGTCTGTGAACCCCGTCCTTTTGAAGGGCGAAATCGGTATCGAGATTGATACCAGAAAGATGAAGGTCGGCGACGGCACGACAGAGTGGAACAGTTTGAAATATCTGAAAGACGATATTGTCATTGCATCCACAAATCCCTCGACGACCGATAAAGACTTCGACCTGGGAGAGTTTTGGCTGAACCAGACCGACAAAACGCTGTATGTCCTGGTTGCAAAAACAGAGAGCGCGGGCGAATGGAAAAGGATCCCGAACGCCGAGGAACTCGTCGTTGTGTCTGAGGCGCTCGTTGCACAAAAACTGAAAACGGCAAGAAGTATCAGTATCATCGGCGACGGGTCGGGTGCGACAACTTTTGACGGGTGTGCGGATGCGAGCATTACGCTTGTGCTGAAAAACACTGGTGCAAGCGCAGGAACATACACAAAAGTAACGGTCAACGAAAAGGGATTGATTACCAAAACCGAACTTCTTACGGCGGAGGATATCCCGACACTCACGCTTGCGAAGATCTCCGATGCAGGAACGGCAGCGGCGAGGGATGTGGGAACTTCTCAAGGTAACCTTGTGGAGGTCGGCGCAGACGGTAAAATCCCCGACAGCGTTTTGCCGCCTTTGGCTATTACCGAACCCCATGCGGTCGCTGACCAGTCGGAAATGCTTGCTCTCGAGGCACAGGTCGGTGATATCGCAATCCGTGCGGATGAGGGAAAATCCTATATTCTGAAACAGACTCCCGCATCGACGCTTGAGAACTGGCTCGAACTGAAATCTCCCGAATGCAAAGTCCTGTCGGTAAACGGAAAAACGGGTGCAGTCGTACTTACGACAAGCGACATCTCTGAAGGCTCAAACAAATACTATACCGAGGAGAGGGCAACGGCAAACTTTGAAAGCAATTACAAGGCATCGAGTTCGGCAGACCTGACGGATGGCGAAACAATTCTCCATGCGACCGACACGCTCGTCCTGAACGGGGGTAACGCATAAGGGGGCTGAAATGGTTTCAATTATAATAAGCATCTGTGCGAGCATCATCAGCGGGATGGTGCTTTTTTTCTTGCAGAGGTTTTTCAAACGGAAAACGAAAAAGGATGAGGAGCGCGATGCGACAAAGGCGAGGGAGAATATGCTCATCCTTAAAAGCATTGATGCCGTGGGGAAACTCACCTATGCCAATGCCGTAGCAATCCGAGACGGAAAAACCAATGGGGAAATGCACGAGGCTATGGAAGCCTACCAGGAAAACAAAACGGAGATGTACGAATATCTCTTGGAGCAGAATTCAAAGAAGTAAGGAGGGACGGATATGGAGAGTTATTTGGAATTGGTCAGCGTACCTGCGATTGCGGCTATCGTTTATTGGGTAATCGCCATCATCAAGTATGCAGTCAAAGAGAATGAAACTTTCAAAAGGTTCATTCCGCTGATTGCCGCAGGGCTTGGCGTAATTCTCGGCGTGGCCGCATATTACCTCGTGCCGGGCATTGTTCCCGCCGATAACGTGGTGGTCGCCATTATCGTTGGCGGGGCGAGCGGTTTGACTGCTACGGGCGTCAATCAGATTATCAAGCAGCTTGGCAAAGGAGATGGCGCGGATGGCGGAAACGGCAAAAATTGAATATGAGATGAATCGGATACAGTTCAATTGTGCCGTCGGTATCATATTTGACCTTATGAGAAAAGGTTATCTGACCACGGCAGAATATGACATGGTGAGTGCAAGACTCAAAGAAAGATACGGTCTCGAACAGGGGTGTGCGGAATGATTCCGCACACCTAATTTTTTTACATGAGAGATACACGCCGAAGTCGTAAAATTATGCGAACAAAAGTCTGTTTCAGCAATCTTTCTCTGGACTTGTAAAACTTTTTACGGTATTGTTTGGGCTAACAAAAGCCAAAGGAGGTATTGAAAATGGCAGAAAGAAGAATGCGGACAGTCGCATATGCGAGAGTCAGCAGCAAAGACCAGCCCACGAGTCTGGACTCACAGATTAAGCACTTCAATGACATCATGGATAATACGCCCACGATGGTCAACTGCGGGTGCTACGTCGATAATGGTATCAGTGGGCGATTTATGCATCGCCGAGAGGGATTCCTTCAAATGCTCGAGGACTGCGAGTTACACAAAATCGACTTCATATTATGTAAGTCGATAAAGAGGTTCGGGCGATGCACCCTCGATACAATTCGGGCGATTGAGCGACTGCGAGAGTTAAATATCCCCGTCTTTTTCGAGCAGGAGGGCATCGATACAATCAAGGACAGAAATAACATCCTGCTCGTAACGATGGCGCAAATTGCTCAAGAAGAGTACGAGGACAAGTCGGAAGCGGTTCGATGGGCGTTCAAGCGGAGGTTTGAACAAGGGAAATTGATTGTAAATCCCAATACTCCGCTCGGATACAAGTTCAATGAGGAGGGGGAACTCGTAATTGTACCAGAGGAAGCAAAGCTGATAAGGGCGATTTACGAGGAGTATGCGGAAACGGGTCACTCGACTGAAATATGTCAGAAACTAAACAGGGCAGGATACCGTTCGGCGCACGGCAGACCATTCAAGCCTTCGACCATCTTATACATCATTAAAAACGAAAAGTATAAGGGTTCGGCGATGATGGAGAAGTGGGTTGTGGTTAACGGGCGTAAAGTCAAAAATGTGGGACAGCAAATGAGGTACTATGTCGAGGATCATCACGAGCCTATCGTAAGCAAGGAATTATGGGACAAGGCGAATGCGATGGTAGAAAAGAACCGCAAAGAAGCGTGCTTCGTACCGAATGGGCATGACCCTATGAGCAAGATGATATACTGCGGGAAGTGCGGTCATTGCTATATCCGCAGCTTTAGAAACGCGCAAAAGTTCAGATATGTTTGCAACGGGCATGACGATGAGAGGTTCAGAAAATGCGGAAATCCAAGTGTCCGCAGAGATACCCTCGAAAGAATTTTCGTGCAGATATTCAATGAACTCCGAGGAAAGAAAATTTATCTCGAAGAACTGCCATTGTCCGATGAACTGGTACAGGTTAATGAGGAACGCGAAAAGCTGCTCATACAAGAAAGAACCTATCTCCAACTGCAAGCAAGAGGATTGTTGGAGGGGGCGGTCGAGTTGGAGTATAGACAACTGCTCAAAAAGATTGTCCAAATGGAGGATAAAAGGAAACTCCTGCTGTCCACTAACGCAAAGAATGTACAAGCGGAGAATGAACTGCGGCTGTATAATAAGGCTATCATGAGAAAACAGCCGCTGAGAGAATTCGATGAGGAGTTGTTCCGAGCAGTCGTAAAGAAAATAGTCGTCTATGGACGAGAGGACTTCGAGTATGTGCTGACGAACGGAAAAGTCGCCCTTGTGAAGATATACTACTTCGCCAACAAAGACGACGAAATCGACAGCATCAACTATGAAAAATACGAGGAGGGCAGAAAATGAACATAGCAAACAATGTAAGGATTATACCTGCCATTCGCACAGATGTCGAAATGGTGGGGGATAATGTAATCACGAAAAAGCGCACAGCGGCTTATGCGAGAGTGTCGACAGGGAGAGAGGAACAGCAGACGAGTTTCAAATCGCAGATGGAATACTATACTCGGCTAATTATGAGCAATCCCGATTGGGAGTTCGTCGGTATATATGCGGATGAGGGCATCTCGGCAAGAAGTATGAAAAAAAGAAAGAGATTTCGGGAGATGATAGATGACGCCCTCAATGGGAAAATCGACCAAATCCTTGTGAAGTCTGTGAGTCGTTTTGCGCGAAATGTCCTCGATAGCTTGACGATAATTGATAAACTGCGGCAGAAAGGAATACCCGTTATATTCGAAAAGGAGAAGCTGAACAGCCTCTACGATGATAAGCGCACGAACTTCATGCTGACGATGTATGCTTCTATCGCGCAGGAAGAGTCGGACAGTTTGAGCGACAGCGTGAATTGGGGTATCCAAAGGCGCAACGAACAGGGGTTCGTCCGAAAAGTAAAGACATACGGCTACGATGTGCTGAACAAGCAATACGTGGTGAACGAACAGCAAGCGGGGGTGGTAAAGTTAATCTTCGAACTGTACCTCTCGGGATTGAGTTATTTCCAGATAAGCAAAGAACTTAAAAGCAGGGGAATCAAATCTCCCAAAGGCTTGGACAGATGGGATACGAGTACGATTGAACAGATGCTGAAAAATGAGAAGTACGTCGGCGATGCGCTTCTGCAAAAAACCATCGCACAACCCTGGCGAAATAGAAAGCGTTCGGCAACAGCGGATAATCAAATGTACCTGGTGGAAGATGACCACGAAGCGATTATCAGCGACGAGATGTTCGAAAGGGTAAAAAGGGAGATGGCATATCGAAAAACATTGAGGGCAAATACGAAGTCGGGGAAAGGCGGGTACTCGTCAAAATATCCCTTCTCGAGCAAGATATACTGCTATGGGTGCGGGGGAATATTTAGGAGGCACTTCTACTATGCCGATTGTGACCGTACCCCCGAAAAGATAGTATATACTTGGACGTGCAGCACACACAAAAACCACGGAAATGTGGCGTGTGGGCAACAAGCTATCAAAGAGAAAGACATCGAGGCATCGTTTATCAGAGTGGTGAATATGCTCGTAAAGGACAAGGCGGACATGATAACGAAGCTCCGAGATACCATCCAAGAAACCATCGGAGAGAGGTTGGCTGGGGCAGAGGCCGAAGATATAAGAGCGCAAATCGAAGCCAAGCAGAAAGCACTGGTTCGGGCTGTGAGGGCTATGACTACGGATGACGACCAGATAGCCGTGTCAAACGAAAGGGAGCGAATTATAGGCGAAATTGAGAGCCTAACAGCAAAACTGCAAAGCCTTGAAAACCAAGCCACGGAAATGGGACATACAACAGAACGGCTGAATATGGTCTGCGACCTTATAGCCAAGCAAGGAGAACTCAAGGAATTCGATCCGATGGTCTTCCGAAAAATGGTCTACAGAATAACCGTTGATGGGAAGGAATTGACATATGACTTCGGAAACGGTATCATAATCACGGACATGGTATAAGCAAAAGAGTGCCGACTGTCATGCAAGGCAGTCGGTATTTTTTTGCCCAATGTCCAGACTTTTGTAGGAACGGACAGCAAGAACAAACTTTTATACACACAGAAAAATAGAAATCAGACCTTTCGACGGTTAATCGTTTCCCGTCCCGCGCGAGTGGCAGTGCAATATTTCAATCGACCCAGGGCTTAAAAATCCGCTGTCGTGCCACTTTTACGCGGTGGACGGCGACGGCGTGATTTACGTCGTGGGCGAGCATTACGAGGCGGGGAAGGACATTAACCATCACGTCAAAAAGATTTTTGAACTTGCGGACAGTCTCGGCTGGGCGCGCGACGGAAAAGGAAGACTTTCGGCACTTATCGACAGCGCGTCCGAGCAGCGCACGCTCGCTTATCAGAAAAGCGTCGCCGAACTATTTTACGACAACGGAATACTTGTTAATTCCAAAGTCGACAAAAACCTTTTCAGCGGAATTTCAAGGATAAAATCGCTGTTTTTCGAACGTCCGCCGCGCATTTACATTTTCAGAAACTGCGTGAATATGATAAGGGAAATCAAAGGGTACAACTGGGGCGACGGCGACCGTCCCGTGAAGCGCGACGACCACGCCATGGACGACCTGAGATATTTCGTCATGTCCCGTCCCGAACCGCAGGACGCGCTCTTTAAGACGGACAAGGGGCTTATCGGCGAAGATAAAGACAATCTTATCAGAAAATTGAAACGAGGAAGATATGAAAAACGATGACGTTTACGTTGAAGCCCTGAAAAAGAAAGCCGAAGGCTTTACCGCAACCGAAATATCCGAAGAATACTCCTCGGACGGAGACGGTAACCTCGTGCTTGTCAAAAGGAAGGTCAATTCAAAATATTATCCGCCCGACACCGCGGCAATCAAAAGCGTTCTCGATATGGACATTCTCGAAACCCTGTCCGACGAAGAACTCGAAAACGAAAAACGCAGGCTCCTTACCGAGTTTGCAAATATAGAAAGGAAAGGATGACTATGAAAGAAAAAGACAAAAAAGCGCTTCACGACCAAATCGTGAAAGAAGTCAAACAGGATTTTGAAGAGCGACGTCAGAAACGCCGTCCCGTCGAACTTGCCTGGCGGCTTAACATGAACTTTCTTATGGGAAATCAGTACGCAAGCATCACGCCGACGGGCGACATCGACGACTACGGCAGGCAGTATTACTGGCAGGAACGGGAAGTTTACAACCATATCGCGCCTATCGTCGAAACCCGACTTGCAAAACTGACGCGCGTCAAATCGGGCGTGTCGATCCGACCGAAAACAAGCGACGAATGCGACGTGCAAAGCGCGAAATTCGCAACCGCAATCCTGCAAAGCATAATGGAAGAAAATTGTTTTTCCGCGCTTTTGCAAAAGGCGAACGGATGGGCGGAAACTTGCGGCAGCGTATTTTACAAAATCGCATGGAATAACGAAAAAGGCAAAAAGTTTATCCTTGACGGAAAGCCCGTTTACGACGGCGACGTCGACATCACGGTGTGTCCGCCTTTTGAAATTTATCCCGAAAATCTGCAAATCGAGTCGTTGCAGGATCAGCCGTCGATTATCCACGCAAAGGCTTATTCCGTGGACGACGTGAAGCGTATATGGGGCGTCGACGTCAAAGGCGAGGACGTGAACGTGTTCACCCTTGACAAGACGGGCGTAACAGGCGGATTCGGATACACCGCGTCGGTGCCGAAAATCATCGACGAAGTGCGCCACGACGCCGTCATCGTCATCGAAAAGTACGAAAAACCCACGGCAAAGTTCAAGGACGGGCGGCTTATCATCGTTGCGGGCGACACCCTGCTGTACTTAGGCGATTTGCCTTACGTCAACGGGGAAGGCGGCAAACGACAGTATCCGTTTATCAAGCAGAACTCGCTGGATAACGTCGGCGTGTTTTTCGGGACATCCGTCATCGAAAGAATTATCCCCGTCCAGCGCGCGTACAACGCCCTGAAAAACCGCAAGCACGAATTTCTGAACAGACTTTCGATGGGCGTGCTTGCAACAGAGGACGGCAGCGTCGATACCGATCAGCTGGAAGCGGAAGGGCTTGCGCCCGGGAAAATCCTTGTGTACAGACAGGGCAGCAATCCGCCCGCGCTATTAAATCCCGGCAGCATACCGCACGATTTTTATCTGGAAGAAAACCGACTGCTTGAAGAATTTACGATGATTTCCGGCGTGTCGGAGATTATGAAGTATTCCGAACTTCCCGATAACGTGACGTCGGGCGTCGCGATTTCAATGCTTATCGAGCAGGACGACACCCGAATATCCGTCACCGCAGAAAATATCCGCGAGGCGGTCAGGGAATCCGGCAAACACATATTAAGACTTTATAAACAGTTTGCAAAGTCAAGAAGAATGAGAAGTATCGCCGGCGAAAACGGGGAACTTGAAATGCTGTATTTCGGCGCGTCGGATCTGACGTCTGACGACCTTGTCTTCGACACCGAAAACGAACTTATCGAAACGCCGTCGTCAAGGAAGAATATGGTGCTGGAACTTATGAACCTGGGACTTCTGACCGACGAAAACGGCAGATATTCCGAACGCACGAAATGCAAAATTCTGGAAACTCTCGGCTTCGGAAACTGGGAAAACAGCAGGGATATCGCCGATTTGCACCTTAAAAAAGCGCAGCGCGAAAACCGCGCTTTCGGCGAAAGAGAAATTATCCCCGACTCCTTCGACGACCACGAAATCCATATCGAGGAACATACGAAATTTATGCTTTCGCCCGAGTTCGACATGGACGTAAAAATGAAAGAAACCATCGCCGCGCACGTCAATAAACATCGCGAGTTTATCGACGCGGCAAATATAAATTTATAAGGAGAACGCTATGCAAGAAAATGAAGTTGAAACCACCGTTCAAACGGACGCACCGTCCGAAAACGCAGGCGAAACAACGTCCCGTTTCAAAACGCCCGACGAATTGTTGAAGGCGTACGAATGCCTTGAAAAAGAGTTTACGAAAAGGTCGCAGAAACTGAAAGCCCTTGAAAAGGAACTTTCGGAAAAAGCCCCTTCAAACGTAGCGTACGCACAAAACGACTGGCATCAAAAAGTCGACGACTTTTTTGAATCGCGTCCCGAAATCGCGCCATTCAAGAAGGAAATCGCCGAGGAAATATTGAAAAACGACCTCGGCAGCAACGAAAACTGTCTGGAAATCGCCGGCGCGCGCGTTGTCCTGAACAATTACAAATCCCCCAAAGATTATCTTTTTGACGACGATTTCGTTGTCGAAAACGTGCTCTCCAACGAGAAAATCTGCGACAGAGTAATCAAAAAATATCTGTCCGATCTCGACGGCGTGAAAACCGTCCGCACAATCAACGGGGAAGGACAAGCCTCTCTCGCAAAACAAATTCGCCCCAAAACCGTCGGCGAGGCTGGCAAAATGGTGATGGCTATGGCGGGCAAGGGCAAATAAATCAACAGGAGATTTTTTATGATTACAATTTCAAACGCAAGCGACGCGTTAAAAACCATTTACCTTGGCGTGATTGCCGAGCAACTCAACACGAAAATCAACCCCTTCCTTGCGGCGATTGAAAGAACAAGCAACAACGTTTTCGGTAAGGAAGTCAAAAAACTCGTAACCTACGGCGTAAACGGCGGCATCACGTCGGGCACCGAAACGGGCGCGCTTCCCAAGGCGCAGGGTAATTCGTATGTAACGCTTACCACCGACCTTAAAAACTTTTTCGGAAAAATCGAAATTTCCGACAAAGCTTTAAGAGCCAGCATGGACGACTCCGGCGCGTTCGTAAACCTTCTGAACGCCGAAATGGAAGGACTTTTGTCGGCAAGTAAGAGAAACTTCGCACGTATGCTTTTCGGCGACGGCAGCGGAAAACTCGCAACTACGGTCGTATATGCGGACAACGAAGATCTTGCAAAATTCAAGGTTGACGACGCGTCGAAAATCGAAGCCGGTATGGTCATCGACATCGAAACGAACGGGGCGATTACAAGCGCGACGAAAAACAAAGTCGTCAAAAGCGTCGACCACACGAACAACGTCGTTACGCTCACTTCAAACCTTCCCTCCGTTCAGGGCAAGGACAGCATCGTTTACGTACAAGGCAGCAGAAGCAACGAATTGACGGGTTTAGAGTCCATTTTCGGCACGTCAAGTACGCTTTACGGTCTTGCCCGCGCCGACTACGACTTCCTTACACCGTACAAAGACGCAACCGGCGGCGCAATGTCTGCGGCACTTATACAAGACGCAATCGACCACGTCGAAGAACGCTCCGGCGGTATCGTCAACTTTATCGTGACAAGCTACGCCGTCAGGAAAAAGTACGTCGCGTACTGTGCAAGTTCCAACCACAACGTCGACGTCATGAATCTTGACTGCGGCTATAAGGCGTTGTCGTACAGCGGAATTCCTTTCGTCGTCGACCGCTTCTGCGGAAAGAATGATATGTACCTTCTGAACACCGACGACTTCAAACTGCATCAGCTTTGCGACTGGCGTTGGATCGAAGATGCGGCAGGCGGAATTCTGAAACAGGAATCTGGCAGCGCGGCATACAGCGCAACGCTTGTCAAGTACGCCGACCTTATGTGCGAACGTCCCATCGGTCAGGCGAAAATCACTAATATCACCGTTGACTGATCGACGGAAACTTAAAGATAATTCCGGCGCGCGCTTTGCCGCGCGCCCCCTTGCGGGGGACGCTATGAAAATACGAATTTACAACGATTTATACGACGTGTGCGATAGGGTGAAAGAAATCCACCCCGATTACGAGATTTATTACGATACGACGGGGAAAAGATACGAGGTGTTCGCAAAAGGAAAATTGCAGGTCGTGTGTCCTTACGAAAAACTCGACGCAAGGCTTATCGACTACCTTTATAAAACGAGAATCGAACGCCTTGACAAAATCCTGAAAGAAATCGACGATCGGAATCTTAAAATCGAAGCCGCAAAAGAAAAAGAATTGAAAGATAAGGTCGATTATAAATCGAAAAACGCGTTCAGGTATTACGAAAAGCACCCCGACGCACGAAAAGTTGATTTTGAGGAGATCTGAATGAAAGTAAGCGATGTAATTAAAAACTGTTTCGTCAAACTCGGGTACGGCGTCGTTGACGTTACCGACGCCGAAAACCTTACCGCGGAACAAAAAAGACTTGTCGATATTTTGTTGTGCTCGGTCGAAAACGTACATTCCGAGATAATAAGCGCGTATTTCCCGTTCGTTATGACGGAAAACGTGACGCTCGTCGACGGGAAACTTCAATATTCGACGTTGACAAACCCGAAAATCGTGTATCCGATTTCATTGAAACGCGGCGCGGAAACAAGGAAAATCAAGGCGTATCCGACGTATATACAAAGCGATTTTTCCGGAGAAGCGACCTTTGAATATTGCGCGCTTTTGCCGTCGTATTCGCTTTCGACCGAACTTCCGGGCAACGTCCCGTGCTGGCTTTTGTCGGAAGGCGTCGTTGCGGAATACGCATACGCAAACAACCTTATTGACCTCGGCGCGCAAGCCGAAAAGAAGTTCAGAGAAGGTATTTGCGCGCTGAAAGCGCACAGCGGCGCGGGAAGATACGTGAAACCGAGGAGGTGGGCGTAGTGCGCGGAAAAACATTCACGAGAATAAGGATTAAAAGCGACGAATTCCGCGGAGTTTCGACGACGAAAGACGAGGCGATTTCGTCACCGACGTCATCGCCGATGTCGTATAACTTCACGTACGAAAAGGGCGTGCTTGCGGGCAAATACGGTATTTCCGCCGCGACTTTTCCAAGCGACGTTACCCCGGCGTTCCGTCACGCCGTCGCGTCGCTCCCCGAAGGAGTCGTGCCGATGAGCCTGCATTTGTTCAGAAAGTTCGACGCGGCGACGAACAAGCGCGACGACAGACTTATCGTCAGGACAACGGACAACGAATATTACGAAACGAGCGTCTTTACCGTCGGCGACACGTTCAGAAAAATCGTAAATCTTGCGGCGGCCGGAAAAGATTGCAGCGCGTGCTATCGGTATAACGGAAAGGATTTGTTTCTCGCGTCGAGCGAGCGCGGATTCTTTTACACCTACGACGGCACGACCTTGAAAAAAATCGAGAACGCGCCGAATATGACAAGTATGTGCGTGCATGCCGAAAGAATTTTCGCAACCGTTTCGGGAGAACAGAACAAGGTGTGGTTTTCCGCCGACTTCAACCCCGAAAACTGGAAAGTGTCGGGCGACGGCGCAGGCTATATCGACTTCGACGATGAGGGAGGAAAGGTAATCAAAGTCGTGAAATTTCTGAACTACGTTTACATTTTCAGAGATTTCGGCGTGGAAAGACTGACCGCATTCGGCGCGCAAACCGACTTTTCGGTTTCGAAAATTTACACGGCGTCGGCAAGGATTTATCCCGACACGATAGTGCCGCTCGGCGACCGCATCGTCTTTTTGACGGAAGAAGGGTTGAAGTGTCTGGACGGCTACAACGTGCAGAATATTTTTGCGGATTTGTCAGATTTTTTGTCGTCGGACAAAAGAAACGCCGTCGCAACGGGTATGGACGGGAAATATTTCCTTGCCGCCAACATGGTTTTCCCGGGGGACTTCGCCGTCAAATTTCTGGACGAAGTAAGAGATCAGGGCGTTTACAACACGAACGGGATTGCGGTGTGCGACGTAAAAAAGAACAAAATGACCTTGCTTCGCGGTATGGATATACGCTTTATAAAGTCGGTCAACGTGCATACGCTTTCGGCGGTTTACATGACGTTTTCAGGCGTGAACAAGCACCTTATCGGTATGTTTTCGGACACGGGCAAGTATTTTTCCGACAAATTGCCAAGGTACTGGACGACGGGTTACACCGACCTCGGTTATCCCGAAAAGCAAAAGAGCGTCAGAAACGTCATGCTCACGGCGCACGGTACGGTAACGCTCGGGCTGGAACTTGACGGAAATAAAATCGAATACCTCCTTAAAGGCGCGGATCTTCCGCAAAAAATCATCGTAAACCGTGCGTTTTCAAAAATGCGCGTATATCTGAAAGAAAACAGCGAATCGGGAAGTTATACCGTTACTCCGCCGTCGATCACGGTGGATTTATCGTAAAAAAATGCTTATGGATAATAAAATTAACGAACTTTTTATCACCGTTGAAACCCTTGAAAATTATTTGCGTGCGCTTGAAAAACGGGTGGCGGCTTTGGAGGAAATCAATAATGGCAAATAGTTGGTGGGACGATATCAAAGAACTTTTCAAAACAAAAAAGCAAAAGGCAGCAGAAGAAAACGAAAAAGTCAATAACGCGTTAAGACGCGAAAGTCAAATCACGGGGCAGTTGAAAGCACTTGAAGACGAGTACAACAAAAATAACCCCGCCGCGCCCGATCCCGACTTTGACGAAATCTTCAAACCGGTGAAATACGACAGGGTGAACTACGACGTGTTGTCCGACGACGAAATCAAAGCCGTCGCAAACGATAAGGCGGAGTCTGATTACAAGTCGAGCCTTGAAAAAATCGACAAACAGGCGTACGACGACCTTGTAAAACTCAACGAGCAGCGCGAAAAAGCCAAAGAAACACACAAGAAAACGCTTTCCGAAATCGAGAGCCTTTTCGATGCGTTCAGGGAAAACAGCAAAAACAAGGCGGTGAAACAGGGCATCGCAAGGGGCAGTATCCTTGAAAGCGCGATTAACGAATACGGCGAAGCCGCAAACGCGGGCAGAACGAAAGCCGACGATATTTTAAGCGACGCGCTTTTGAGTTTCGAGGAAAAATCCGACGCTCTGAACAGAAGGCGCGACGAGGCTTTAAGCAACCTTGACCTTAAAAAAGCCGTCGAAATCACCGAAACAATCAATAAACTGCAAGAAAACAGGGATAGACAACTTGCCGATCAGAATCAGAAAAATGCCGCGCTTGAAAAGAAAGAAACCGACGAAAATCTGAAACTCGAAAAGGAAAAACAAAAATACGTCGAAAACTACAAAGCGAACAAACGCCTTGAAAAGCAACAACAGGACGCGTACGAAAAGGCGAACGGCTACACCGGCGAAAAAGCAAGAAACTTTGCCGAACGTTACAACGTCGCTTTGGGTTTTTATACGTCGCTCGATCCCGACGTCGCGGTAAAAGCGCTTGAAGCAAGCGGCACAATGAAGGGCTATCTCGGAAACAATTACGAGAAACTTTTAAGCGTCCTGAAATCGCGCGCAACAACGAAAACTAAAAAATATATTTAACTGATATTTTGGGGGCGGACGATGAAGGAAAGAATAAAAAATTGGTTCAATTGGTTCAGGGAAAAGATTAAAAATTACGGGTATCTGATGACGCTTGCGGGCAGTGTGTTTTACCTTCTCGAAGCGTGCGGTCTGAAAATAAACGAACCCGTAGCGTACGGGATTGTCAACGCGGTCGCAGGGCTTTTAATCGTGCTCGGACTCGTCAACAATCCCGACGGGAGAAAAATCAAATAATTTCGCGGACGCGATAAACTTCGCGCGCGGCGGCAAGTTTTGCAACTGAATCGGACGAAAATTCATTGTCCGAGTCGATGATTGCGTAAAGATTGCCGTTTTTTCCGGAACAGGTTACTTTTCCATCGTTTTTATCCGCAAAGTCGGCGATGAGCGACGAGACCGCAGGGTTATCTTCCGCAAGGACGGTAATCCTGTGGTTTTTTCTTGCTGCAAAAACGGCGGGGTAGTTCACCGAGTTTTTGATATTTCCGTTTTCAAAGTAATCTTTGAGTTCGGTCGCGACCATAACGGCGCAGTTGTCTTCGGCTTCCGGGGTGGACGCGCCGAGATGCGGGCAGGCGATAATGCCGTCGACGTTCAAAAGCGGCTCCGTCGGGAAGTCGGTGAAGTATTTATGGACTTTTCCGTCTTTGACCGCGGCGATAATATCGTCGTTATTGACAAGTTCGCCCCTTGCACAGTTGACGATGACGACGCCGTCTTTCATTTTGGAAATCGCGGCTTTGTCGATCATGCCTTTTGTGTCGGCGTTGTAGGGAAGATGAAGGGTAATAAAGTCGGATTTTTCGTAAATTTTGTCCAAAGTATCGACGACTTCGAGATCAATTCCCAAATCCGTGTCCTTATTGAAAAACGGATCGTATCCGACGATATTCATACCAAGGGCGTTTGCCGCGACGGCGACTTTTCTGCCGATTGCGCCAAGACCGACGACGCCCAATGTTTTTCCTGAAATTTCGCCGCCGACGAATTGCGCTTTGCCTTTTTCGACAATATTCGCAACGCCGCCTTCAACGTTATTTTGAGAGTTTACCCATTTAATTCCTTCGATAATCTTGCGGCAAGAGAGCAAAAGGGCGGTGATGACCAATTCTTTCACGGCGTTTGCGTTCGCACCCGGGCTGTTGAAAACTACCACGCCGCGTTTTGCGTATTCGGCATGGGGAATATTGTTCACGCCCGCGCCCGCGCGACCTATTGCGACGACGCTTTCGGGAAGAGCGTAATCTGCCATCTGCGCGCTTCTCACGAGAATAAGTTCGGGGTTGTCGCATTCCGACGTAATTTCGTAATTTTTGTCCAATACGTCGTTGACTTTCGGGCTTATCGAATTTAACTTTAATACTTTTACCATACCAACCTCTTATTTGTGTTCCGCCGCGAATTTTTGCATATAGGCGATAAGATGTTTTACGCCTTCGACGGGCATCGCGTTGTAAATGGACGCGCGCATTCCGCCGACAAGACGGTGCCCTTTGATTGCCATGATTCCGTTTGCTTCCGCGCCGGCGACGAACTCAGCGTCGAGCTCCTTCGAGGGGGATACGAAAGGCACGTTCATCATGCTTCTGTCTTCGGGACGGACGGGGTTTGTATAGAAACCGCTGTTGTCGATGTAATCGTACAGCATTTTTGCTTTTTCTTCGTTGATTTTCTGGATTGCGGGAATGCCGCCGAGGTTTTTAAGCCATTTGAGCGTCAGGCTTGCGATGTAAATCGAGAAACAGGGGGGAGTGTTGTAAAGGCTGTTCTCTTTTGCCTGCGTCGACCATTTGAGCATAGTCGGGCAAATGGGCATCGCCTGATCGAGAAGGTCTTTTCGGACGATGACGACGGTAACGCCCGCGCAGGAAATATTCTTTTGCGCGCCGGCATAAATCACGCCGAACTTATTTACGTCGTACACTTCGGACAAAATGTTGCTGGACATATCGCAGACGAGCGTTTCGACCGACGGGAATTTTCTCATGCGGCTGCCGTAAATGGTGTTGTTGCTGGTGCAGTGGACGTAATCGATATCGCTTCTGAAAGACGAGTCGTCAAAGTCAGGGATATAGGTGAAGTTTTTGTCTTCGCTGGACGCCGCAACCCTGACGTCGCCGTATTTTTGCGCTTCCTTGTATGCCTTTTTCGCAAAGTTTCCGGTCACGATATAATCGGCGCGGCCTTTTTTCAAAAGGTTGAGGGGAACTGCCTCGAATTGCGTCGACGCGCCGCCTTGCACGAGAAGCACGTCGTAGTTGTCGGGAATGTTCATAAGCTCGCGGAAAAGGGCGATACATTCGTTGTGAACGGGCTCGTAAACCTTGCCGCGGTGCGACGCCTCGATAATGGAAATGCCGCTGCCTTTGAAATCGATGAAGTCTTTTTGCGCTTCAAGCAAAACTTCCTTGGGAAGTACGCCGGGACCTGCTGAAAAATTGTACATAAGAATAAGAAGCTCCTTATCAAAAGATTTATATAAAATATGATATATTATTTCGATTATATTTGGCAACTGTTTTTTTTGTGCGTATAAATATTTAAGGTTAAAACATTATAAATGTATGAAAATTCAGGCGATAATTATGGCGGGCGGCGTCGGATCGCGTTTGAGACCGCTGACCGACGATACCCCGAAACCTATGGTAAAAATCATCGACAAACCCGTGCTTGAAACGATAATCGAAAGGTTGAAGTATTTCGGGATTTACGACATCGGACTGACGGTGAATTACAAGTCCGACGTAATCAAAAACTATTTTTCAAACGGGCGGCGTTTCGGCGTAAGGCTGACGTATTTCGATGAAGAAAAACCGCTTGGAACCGCGGGCAGCGTAAAGCAGTCGGAAAAGTATCTTTCCGACAATTTTTTCGTTGCGTCCGGCGACGCGTATTCCGAGGTCGATTACGATGCGCTGTACAAAGCGCACGTCGGGAAAAATCTTCTGGGCACGCTCCTTGTGAAAAGGGTGTCCGACGCGCGCGGATTCGGGCTTGTGAAAATCAGAAACGGCATTGTGGAAGACTTTATCGAAAAACCGCAAGTTCCGACAAAAGGATATGTTAACACGGGGATTTACGCACTTAAACGTGACATTTTGCAATTTATTCCCGACGGGTTTTACGACTTCGGGCGCGATCTTTTTCCGCGGCTTATCAACAATCTGGCAGCTTTTGAAATAAGCGGATACTGGAACGATATCGGCACGCTTGAAAGATATTACGAAAGCAATCTGTACGCCGTGAAAAAGCTGAAAGAACAAAACAATACCGCGTTTTTTTGAGATAATTCTTTGAAAAAACCGGAAATCCGATTATTTTTTTGCCCCGAAAGTTTTCAGGGTAACCCCTGTATTACTTGATTTATATCTAAAAGTTTAGTATAATATCAACAATAATTTTCGGAGGACTTCTTTTGGCAAAGTCGTTAAAAGTAGTATTCCTCGGCGGCGTCGGCGAAATCGGCAAAAATATGACCGCTCTGGAATACGGTGAAAACATCATTATCATAGATATAGGTATGTCGTTCCCGACGGAAGACACCCCCGGGATCGACGTCGTCGTACCCGACGTTACCTATCTTTCGCAAAATAAAGAAAAAATCAAAGGAATTTTTATTACTCACGGACACGAAGACCACGTCGGCGGCGTGAGCTATCTCTGGCCCGAACTCGGCTGCCCGACGATTTACGGCACGCCGTTTTCGCTTGCCATCGCGCGTCATAAAATCGAAGAAAGCGGACTTCCCGTCAAAAATATGAAGGAAGTCAATGCGGGCGACGTCGTAAACGTCGATTGTTTCAAGGTGGAATTTATCAAAGTCTGCCACAGTATCGCGGAAGCGTCGGCGTTGTCCATCACGACTCCCGTCGGCGTCGTTTTCGTGACGGGCGACTTCAAAATCGACTTCACCCCCATCGACAACAAACTCACCGACCTTGAACGCATCGGGGAAATCGGCAAAAAGGGCGTACTCTTAATGCTTGGCGAAAGCACCAACGTCGAAAGAAACGGACACACCATGTCCGAGCGCACCGTCGGGGAATCGTTTGACGTCATTTTCGGCAAAAACCAGAAAAAACGTATGATCGTCGCGACCTTTTCGACCAACAATTACCGCCTGCAACAACTTATGGATATTTCCGTGAAGTACAACAGGAAGGTCGTTTTAAGCGGGCGCAGCATGAAAAACATCGTCGATATGGCGGCGAAACTCAACGAGCTTACGTTCCCGAAAGACCTTATCGTCGATATCGACAAAGCCAACAAACTCCCGCCGGAGCGCGTTACCATTCTTTGCACGGGCAGTCAGGGCGAGCCTATGAGCGCGCTTTCCAGAATGTCGCAGGGCACTTTCGACAAGGTTACGATTTCGGCGACGGACACCGTCGTTATTTCCGCAACGCCGATCCCCGGCAACGAGCGCGGCGTATACAACGTCGTCAACAATCTTTACAAACTCGGCGCGGACGTCATCTACAACCCGTCCGACGATATCCACGTTTCGGGACACGCCTGCAAGGAGGAACTGAAACTTATGCTTTCGCTCGTAAGACCGAAGTTTTTCATTCCCGTTCACGGCGAGTATCGCCACCTTAAACTGCATCAACGTCTTGCCGGCAGTATGGGCATTCCCGAATATAATACGTTTATCCCCGACGTCGGCAACACCGTTAACGTATATAAAAACAAAATGGTCAAAGGCAATAACGTCCCCGCCGGCAACAACTTCATCGACGGCGTCGCCCTTGGTGAAAACGCCGAAACTATACTGCGCGACAGAAAGGCTCTTTCCGACAACGGATTTATCGTGATTCTTCTGACAGTACGCCTTAAATCGGGCGAAATTCTGGCAGGTCCCGACATTATCCTTCGCGGATTGCATCTCGGCGACACTTTCCCCGACGAGGCGAAAGAAGTCGTATTGAACGCATTGAAACAAGTCGACTTTGAAAACGTCGAGGATATTTACGAATTAAAGACGATAATCCGCAAAGCCATTCGCAAGTTCATAGACAAGAATTACAAGCAGTTGCCTATGATATTGCCCATCATTATCGAAGCATAAAAACGGCGATAATTCGCGATATTTTGCTTTTTCGGCGGAACCCGAAAAATCGTGTACGCCAAGTACACTGGATTTTTCAGAACCCGCCGAGAAAACCACAATCTCATCAAATTCTCGCCGTTTTTAGGGTTGGGGA